CGGGCTATTGGCCTGCCAGTTGGACCCGGCTTCACCGAAGAAGACCGCCCCTGGTACAAGATCAGCTTCGAGTTGACCGGTGTGGCCCTCTCGGGCTGACTTTTCCAATCATAGAGGGTTCACACAATGGCAGGCTGCGAAAGTTCTGCGTTCCTGGGTCGTGATACGACTCTCGAGTTCGCAATCGGTTGCCCGGATCAGCTTCCGGAAGAAGGCGACTGGAAATTTATTGGCGCGCTTCGCTCCAATGGCATCAGCACTGAATGGGACGTCGTCGACAGTACCGCTGACGACTCGCAAGGCAACATTCGCGAGCAAGAGGCAACCTATCGCACTATCACCATTTCGGCAGATGGCGTGGCTCGACGCACGGACAACGCGGTAGTGCACCAAACCGAGCTCTACTTGCACTACATGAACCCGACCGCCACGGGAGGGCAACCGAAGGTGTGGATGCGCCGGACCGACCCGCGGGTGCAGCAAGTAGGCTATTTCCTGCTGTCGACTTATGACCTGGAGGCGCCCTACGATGAGATCTCCACGTTCTCGATAGAAGCCACCAGTACGGCGAACTCCGTCATCCCTGGCGGCGTTTCCACCATCCCGACCCCAGTGGTGTAAATCATGGCAGTGATCAAAGCAATCCAACCGGGTTCGGTCAATGGCAAGTTCGCTGTTGCCCCAACTGCACTTACCGGCACCGATTCTCTGGTTTACAAACCGTCGGTCAACCAAGTGCTTTACGTCTTCAACACCTCGGCTTCTCCCGTGACTGTCACTGTTGACGGCGACGGCGGTACTACCGTCTCTCCGCCTGGACTCGGCGGCACCGTTGACGTCAGCGCCGGCTACGCCATCGCAGTGGCGGCGGGCACGGTGCAGGCGGTACAACTGCGCACGATCAGCTCGTTTCTGCAGGGAGTCGTGGCGGTGTCTGGCGGGGTGGCAGGCGTGGTAGCCTGGATCCAAGAAGGCTAAGTGATGTGCCCCGCACTTGGCGGGGCTTTTTCATTCCGGCTGCCATCGGGGCCCTTTGCTGGTGTTCTCGAAAGCCGTCAAAATTTGCAAATTCGCCAAAACATGTAGACCACTGACAAATTCGCCTTGCAATGGGAGAATATGGTCGACATGGTGCGGAATTCCGGTTGCCAGTTCCATGCCTTTTGCGAAGTCGTAGAGCATCTGGATCTCTAGGAAGTCCGCGGGCGTTAGCCATTTTGGCGTGCGTTGAAGCTTTGCGGCTCGACGTTTTGCTGCGGTAGCAGCGTTCTTTTGGGGGTTACGCTCGCGCCAAGCTTTACCATTTGCGGCATGCCGCTCTTTGTTTTCGGTGTGCCAGCGTCGGCTCTTTTCCGCAACTTTATCCCTATTGGCGCGTTCCCACTGGTGGGCGGCTTCAGGGTTGGCTTTGTTCCACGCTAGATTTGCGGCTCGCTTCGGTCCAGGATTTGCGGCGTATTTTGCACGAGAAGCTGCGTTGCGGGCATCCCGATTAGCGTGGTGGTAAGCGTTGGTCCGGGCTTTAACCTGTTCTTTGTTTCGCTGATAGCTTTCTGCGCTTTTAGCCTTCTTGCAGGTACGGCATTGGGTGTAGAGACCATCCCGAGCCTTCGCTGAAGGCGGGAATTCGTCGAAGGCTTTGCTCTGTTTACATACGGTACAAGTTTTCATATTCGGAGAATGTCCTATTCGGTGAAAAACTTGTACCGCATCACGATTGTTACGTCAATTCCTCCCGCATGATTTTCACCTCTCGCGGAAACTCGAAAGCGAGCACCACTTCCTGACCCCGGCGCGACGGTCGCAGCTCCACGTTACCGCCGCCAAAGGTCATCGACTGGCCCGGGCGCAGCGCATCGACCACGCTGTGCGCACCTGACGAGCTGAGCTTCAGCCGCACCGAGAACGCGCCAAACAGGCCCTTGGTCGCCTCGGTGAGCAGGCGCCAGGTTGTGCCGTTCGGTTCAGTGACGATCACCGATTCGCCGGCCTTGCGAGTGAGTACGAGTTTGCCCATGGTGCACCTCAGATGCTCAACGGAGCGCATTGGTAAGTGATGACGGTTTTATTGCCGTGCCCTTCAGTTTGAACGGCTCCAGCTTGGGCTACCCTTCCCGCATTCTTACAGGCTTGCTCCGATGTAAAGCCGGGAGTGCTGGTTTGGGTTACGGCTACGGGGCTGGTGTTGAAAGGACCGAAAAGGTACGTCGTGAGAATCAGCGCGTAGATCATGTGTGCACCTCCTGTTGATGTGGGCTCAGTGTCGCCCCTAGTGACACGTGTGTCAACTACTATTTGGGCCGCCCGTCACCGTGGTATCCTCTGCGCCATGACCATACTCACCAGCATCGGCGAACAGCTCGTTACTGTGGGCGACCGCGCCGTCAAGTTCCGCCCGTCACTGCTCGCCATGACGCGCATCGGCACGCCCCGCGAGATCGTGGACGTATTCGCCCAAGTCTGCGGCGCACCGTCGCACCCGGCGCTCGTGCGCGAGTGGCGCAAGCAGCAATTCGCCGCCGCCTGCTGCGTAATGATCGCATGCGCCGAGGATGACGACATCTCCTGGCTGATCGGCCACGTCAACGAGCGGTTCCGTTACGTGCGAGGCGTGCTGCCGCTCGAGGACATCGTGGGCTTGGCCTCCGGGCTGCTCAAGCATGGCGTGGTGGGCGACGTGAAGCCCGACCGGCCCACCCGCGGCGACTACGTTCGCGAGTTCGACGCCCGGGGCATCGCTGCCACAGCCATGGCGCACCTGGGCCTGAGCGAAGCCGAAGCCTGGCAACTGACCATGACCAGCTACATCGGCGCCATGCGGGCCAAGTACCCGCCGAGCGAGAAGGACGCCAAGGCCGACCCGCGCAGCGACGCGGAAGTGTATGATTCAGCCAAAGCATTCCTGGCCCGCGTGAAGGCCGCAAAACAATTGCAGGGAAAATAGTGTATATTGAGCCATCGATCAGTGAGGCTCAACATGAACCCGAAATTTTGTAAACGATGCGGGCAGTGGCGCACGGAAGAGGACTTCTACCGAAGCACTCGTAACAAAAGCGGGTTCGCCTCGCAATGCAAGAAATGCGAACGCGCTAAGCCAAGCGCACAACGGAAAACGTTACCGGTACTCTTCAACTCGACTGAAAAACAATGTAGCCGCTGCCGCGAAGTGAAACCACATAGTGATTTTTACCGCCGAAAGGGATCTCCGACGGGGTTGCATTGTTACTGCAAATCCTGCCAATTGGCGGCAACGGGCGCGTCTAGCAAAAAGCACATCGAGAGACGCCGAGCCCGTGAAAGGCAGAGGCTAGAAAGCTGCCCCGCAACACACATGAAATACCGCATCCTCGGCCTTGTCCGTAAAGCCATTGACCGACACGCGCTAGACTATCCCGTAAGCAGCGTGACCCGGGAGTTTTGGCTAGCGGTAGGGTATACTCGGCAAGAATTGGCAGAACACCTGGAAGCTCTTTTCCTCCCGGGGATGTCCTGGGAAAACCGTCGAGAGTGGCACATCGACCACATAATTCCAGTGTCCTATTTCAAACCAACGTCTTTTTCCGACCCTAAGTTTTTGGCATGCTGGGGCCTGAATAATCTCCGCCCAATGTGGGCTGCCGACAATCTGCGGAAGCGGGCTAGCCTCGAGTTTCTGCACCTCGTGGAGTAGAAAGCTGTGGAACAAGTCGGAGCTATCACATACCTGGTTGACATGGACACCGCAGCCGTCACCAAGGGCGCGGACCGGGTCAATGCGGCGCTTGATTCCGTGGGCAAGGGGGCCGATCGGCTCGACGGCACCATGGGCAAGGCCGAGCGCACGGTAACGCAGACCGGCAAGGCCAGCGCCAAGGCCGCTAATGACGTTGGCAAACTGGAGAAGGCCACGGAGAGCGCCAGTAACGCCGCTGGTGGGTTCACCGCCAAGTTGACCCCACTCGCTGCAGCCATCGGCGGCCTCGTCACAGCCCAGGCGATTCTCGACCTAGGCAAGATGGCCGAACAGTTCACTCTGCTGCAGGCGCGAATAACTCGGCTCTCTGCTGATGCCGAGACCGCTGCCGCGACTTACAACCGGCTCCTCACCGTTGCAGCAGCTACAGGGCAGACAATGCCCGAGACGGTCAAGCTGTGGGAGACGTTGACCAGCAGCCTCAAGTCGCTCGGCGCGACGAATGATCAGGTAGTCACTCTCGTTACCACGTTGCAGAAGATCGGCAAGATCGGCGGCAGTAGCGCGGAAGAAACATCCAATGCCCTCCGTCAGCTGGGCCAGTCGTTGGACCGTGGCACACTACAAGCCGAAGAATTCAACAGCATTGTCGAGCAGACTCCCGAGCTGATTCGCCAGTTGGCAGCAGCCTCGGGCCGCAGCATGGGCGAGTTCCGCCAGGCGATGCTCGACGGCAAGATCACATCACAAGAGCTGTTCGACCTGCTGATGAGCCGCACCCAGGAAGTCGACGCCGAGTTCAAAAAGCTGCCGCGCAGCGTGGCAGATGCCGCGAACGCGATCATGGTGCAGATGGGCGCAGCCGCTTCAGCCATCGACCAGGCGACCAGCGCTTCGAAAGCCTTGGCATTCATCCTGGACCGCATTGCTGACGGTATCCAGGTAACGTTCAATCCGACGGACGTGCAGAAGTTCAACACGCTGTTGCGAGACCGCTCGCAGGCTGAGTCGGTGTACCAGGCGCAGTTGCAGAACGGGTCGAAGCGCTCCCAGGAAGCCGCAAAGAAGCGACTAGACAGCCTCAACGCCGAAATCAAGGCGATGCAGGACGCTCGTATCGCAGCCATCAAGGCACAGAGCGGCGGGGGCGGGACGAGTGCGGGCAAGCCGGCCCCAACCACGACAGCGGACGGGCAGAAGGCCCTCGACCAGCTTGCCGAGCAGAACCAGCAGCTGCGCGCCCAGGGGGTTGAGCGCGCCAAGATCATTGCCTTGCAGAAGCTCGGCGCCGGTGCGACGCAGCAGGAGAAAGACGCTGCCGTTGCCCTGGCGGTCGAAAACTACAACATGCAGGAAGCGGAGAAAGCCCGCACCAAGGCTTCGACCGACGGAGCAGCGCAGCGAAAGCGTGACGACGAGGCTGCAGCCGCTGCGATTCGCAAAGAGAACGAAGAGGCCAAGCGCGCGTACGAGGCCAACCGCAAAGTCATCGAGGGCTTGGCTCTGGAGCTGGGCAACGCAGCGCTGAAAGGCGAGGAACTGGCCGTTGCTCAGGCAAAAGCAAAGCTCAATAAGTTCGCCAGCCCCGAAGACGTGGCCGAGGTGGAACGCCTGACCCGTGCCATCGTGCAGCAACAGCAGGTTATCGCCAACAAGCAGCTCGCCGGTCAGGTGGACCCGTTCGTCGGTGCGCAGCAACAGCGCGACCAGCGACTTGCTGACCTGAAGACCTTGGAGCAGGCCGAGCTGCTGAGCGCCCAACGGGTCAACGAGCTGAAACTACAGGCCGAAACCACATATCAGGAGCAGGTACGCGCGCTACAGGAAGAAACATTCCGTCAGGCCTCCGTGGGCAACGACCTGTTGATCGGCACGCTGAACCAGTTGCAGCAGGCAGGCACGCAGGCATTTGTAGGCCTGATCACCGGTGCAAGCAATGGGCAGCAGGCGGTGCAAGCGTTGGCCAGTGCCCTGCTCAATGAGGCGGTGGGCGCCCTTGTGCAGATGGGTGTGCAGTACGTCAAGAACATGATCATCGGCCAGACAGCGCAGACGGCGGCAACCACAGCCAGCGTGGCGGCAGCGGGTATTGTCGGTTCGGCTTGGGCGGGGCCGGCAGGCTTGGTGTCTCTCGCGTCGTTCGGGGCCAACGCCGTACCGGCCCAGGCCGCCATCGGCTCTACAATTGCTCTTGCTAAGGGCGCCGCTCTTGCAGGCGGTCGGCAGTACGGCGGCCCCGTGGCCTCTGGAAACCTTTACCGTGTGAACGAAGGTGGCGCACCGGAGATCTTCAACGCCGCCGGCGGCAAACAATACATGATGCCCAACAGCCGCGGCGAGGTGGTCAGCAACAAGGACGCGACGGCACAGAGTGGCGTTGCTGCCGCACCTGTGGTCAATGTCTATGAAGCAAACCCTGGGACGACGGTCAAGAGCCGATGGAGTCCAGAAGACGAAAACTGGATCATTGACGTGGTAAATGGGAATATCAACAGCAACGGCAAGATCGGCCAATCCGTCAACCGAGTTACCGGCACCCCGCGGAGAGGCGCATGAGCACCGTACTTGACATTCTCCGCTCCAGCGGCGGCACTGACTGCGAGATCCACACGCTTGAGCTGACGTGCACCGCGTGGGCTGACGCTCTACTGATCTGCAACCAGTTCTTCGACTTCACGGCCACCACGGAAGATGGCCGGACGCTGACATTCATCGCCACGGCATTTGACCCATCCCTGCCCAAGAAGGACAACAGCGGCGCGCAGACCCTGGGCATCGCCATCGACAACGTGACCGGCGAGGCGCAGCGCCGCATAGACCTGGCCAACGAAGCGGCTGCACCGATTCGGCTCACGCTGCGCACATACCTGGAATCCGACCCAAGCGCGCCAGCTGAGCCGCCGCTATACCTGGACTGCCTGGCTGCCGAGATCGAGGGCCCAACGGTGCAGTTCACCGCCGGGTACTTCGACCTGATCGATACTGCCTGGCCCAGATTCCGCTACACCGACCAGTTCAGCCCTGGCGTGAAGTACATCACATGAACCAGTTTCTAGCTGTGCCGTACCTCGACGAAGGCCGCACGCTGGCCGGTGCCGACTGCTGGGGTCTCTCCATGCTTGCACGCGAGGCCATGGGGCTGCCCGAGATACCCTTAGCAGTCGGCACTACCAGGGGCACGGTGCACGCCATGCAGCAAGAGTTTCGGCGCGTATCGGCGTCACTGGCGCGCGACATGGTGCGCCCTGGCGCACTGGCAGCGGTGTTCAAGGGTGACGCGTTCGTCCACGTTGGGGTTGTGGTCGAGGCTGATGGTAGACTGTGGGTACTTGAAACCAACCCGGGCGTCGGGCCGTGCATGCGCCGCATCGCAGACTTCAACGCCGCTTATTACAAAGTGGTCTACTATGCCGATCGAGATCTACCCGAATCGCCTCGAAGCGCGCCCGATTGAGACGCACCAGGTCGAGACGCGAATGTCGATTGCTGCGTTTCTCGATCAGACCATGGCTGCCGGCTACCGCACAGGCGATTCCCTCCCACTGAGCGCCTGGGTTAACGACGAGCGTGTGCCACAGGAACAATGGGGCGAGTTCGTATTCCTGCCGAAAGACCGTGTGCGTCTCCACATCGAACCCCGCGGCACTGACCCCTTCTCGATTACCGTGGCGCTGTTCGCCGGCGTGAAAGCCGTGTTCGGGATGCTGATGCCGAAGCTCCCCGGTACGCCCAATACGCCAGGCACTGGCGAGTCCCTGGGACAAGGTAGCGTCAGGGGAAACAAAATCAAACTGGGTGACCCGGTTCGCGAGATCGCCGGCCGGATGAAGGTTTACCCGGACTACCTGGTGCCGCCGCGCAAGTACTTCCGCAACTACCGCGAGCAATGGACCGAGCTGGGCCTCTGCGTCGGCGTGGGCCGCATGCAAATCTTCGCGGAGAACGTGAAGATTGGCGACACCTCGTTGCTGTCCCTGGGGGCCGACGCTGAGTACCAACGCTTCGAGCCCGGCGAATCCGTGGCCGGCTACAGCCCCTTCGAGTGGTGGCATACCGCACCAGAGGTAGGAGCCTCTTCCACCGGGGCCGCGGGCCTAGAACTGACCGCAGTGGCCACGGTCACGCCTGCACCGACAGCCACGCAATTCAACTTCAGCGGGTACACCATTTCGATCCCTATCGCCGGGGCAACTTTCCCTGCAGATTGGACGCCTGGCCTGGTACTGCGCGTTATCGCGCCCTACACATACACCGTCACCGATGGAGGCGGGGCCGCACGAGACGTCATCTCGGGACCGCTCGCCATGCTCGACCCCTCCGTGGGAGACACAATTGAAGTCGTTGGCGTGAACCAGGGGCGCTACCTAGTCGATAGCTACAATAGCGGCACCCAGCAGATGACGCTCAGTAACCTGGACAGCAGCCCGGCCAATGCTCTTGCACTTGGTACTGGATCGGCGGCCATAGGCCCGGACGGGCTTCGGTTCCGCATCACATCCATCTCTGGCGGCTCGATGACCGTGGAGCGCCTGGACGAAGCCGGCGCAACCGACCCTTCGTTCCCCGGCTTCGACGCAGGCACGTTACCCGGGGCCTCTGTGCGCATCGACGCGAGCAACTACGAGACGGGGTGGCGCGGCCCATTCGCCGCGTGCCCGGAAGGTGAGGTTACCGATACACTGGAACTGGACTTCTTCTACCCCGAGGGTCTGTGCGGCGTAGGCCGTGAAGGGCAGATTTACGAGCGTTTCGTCGACTACGAGATCCAGTGGCGCGAGATCGGCACCGTAGATTGGCAAAGTGGCGGAATCTACCGCGACGCCAACTCTACGCTGGACCAAGGCGGTTACACGGTGGTGCGCCCGCTCTATCGACTCATGCGGCCCGAGGTGCGCGTGCGGCGGGTTGCGCCGCTGGAGGAAAACCTCGAGTACCACGATACCGTGCAGTGGTACGCCATGCGGGCCAAACTGCAGGGGCCTACCAGTTACGCCGGCGCTACGACCCTGGGCGTCAAGGTCCGCAGCTCCGACCGCATCTCGGCGCAGACCGAATCCCTTATCAACGTGATCGCAACGCGCATATTGCCCCGTCGAGACGGAACGGAAGGGCCCACACGCAACCTGGCCGACTTTGCCCAGTATATCCCTCGGTCCCTCGGCTACCCGGATAGCCGCATGAACCAGGAAGAACTCGACCGCCTGGACGCGATATGGAATGCACGTGGCGACACCTTTGACATGGCCTACGACAAGGAAACCACGGCGCAGCAAGCACTGCAGGACGTGTTCGGTGCAGGGTTTGCCGAGCTGACCGTCGACCGCGGGCAGATCACGCCGGTGCGGGATGAGCCTCGCACCGTGTTCGAGCAGATGTACACCCCGCAGAATATGACCGGGTACCTGCGCCGCACACCGCGCATCCTGGCCAACCCGGAAGAGTTCGACGGCGTGGACGTGACTTTTACCGACGCGTCTACTTGGTCGGAGAGTACGGTCTCGTGCCGCTTACCAGGTGACGTCGGGGCCAAGGTTGAGAAGATCACCGCAGTGGGGGTCACCAACCGAACCAAGGCCTATCAAATCGGCATGCGCCGCCGCCGCGTTCAGCGGTACCGCCCTGACGCCTTCCGGTGGCAGACCGAGGCAGATGCCCTGGTGAGCCGATATCTCAGCTACTGCGCCGTCGCGGACGATATCAGCGGCTACCCGCAGAGCGCCTTGTTGGTGAGCTACCAATTGGTCAGCGGCGGGGCGATACTGGAAGTCAGCGAACCCCTTGACTGGGCGCCGGGTGTCGCACATGGGGTCATGCTGCGACGGCCTGACGGCTCCGTGGCCGGTACATACGCCGCCACCGAGATTGATGAGTACACCCTGCGCATTGACACGCCGCTCGACTTTACGCCCGATGTGTCTTGGGACGACGCGCAAGACCCACCACACGTACTCTTCGGCCAGTTGACGCGGCTGTGTTACCCCGTGTTGGTCACAAGCGTGGCGCCCAATGGCCTCAGCAGTGCAGAAGTTGAGGCAGTCGGGTATGATGCACGGGTATACCTCGACGACGACAGCACGCCATGACGCCATCGTACCCTGCCGGGCTGCCACTGGGCCTGCATAACGGACGTACCTACCAGCTGGAGAGCCCGCTGCAGCGCACACAGCTGAGCAGCGGACGTGCCCGACAGCGCCGGCGCTTTACCAGTGTGCCGGAGTATGTCGACATCAGCTGGATGTACAACGGCGTGCAGGCCTCGGCATTCAGTGTGTGGTTCCGTGATGCGCTGATTGACGGTGCCATGTGGTTCACCTGTCCACTTGGGACGATCTTGGGCCTCGAGGACTACGAATGCCGTTTCTCCACGCCAGAAGGCTTCAGCGGGCCGTCACGAGTTGGGCCGGACCTCTGGAGCGTGACCGCACGCTTGGAGATCCGCAATCGGGTGGTGTCGTTCTTCCCGCCAGGATGGGGCGAATTCCCCGAGTTCATCCTCGAAGCTTGCATCATCGATAGCGCCCTCAACGACGAGTGGCCGCTTAACAAATTCCAGGTTCACATTCTCGACGTGGACAGCGCAATCAACCAGGAGTGGCCAGAAGCATGACCTACACACCTACCAACAGGCCGGTGCCTTCTGACGCGCCCGAGGACCTGTACTTCAACAGTGACCGCCTGGACTTGCTTATCAATGGCCCCGCGTCGCCAGTTGTGGACCGCAATGGTGTGCCGCGGAAGAGCTGGGCCCAGATCGAGGCGGAAAATGCTAGCCTCGCCGGCGATTTGCTGGAGCCCGATGGCACTGATCATGTCCGGTACGGCAACCGTCTGCTGACGCAAAAGCTCGGGGACATACCATCTTTAGAAGATTACGGCACTAGTGCTGTGGATGGGGTGACGAACAACCAAGACCGATGGGTTGCAGCAGCCGCAGCCAATCAGGGTGGCGCCGTGTGGGTCCCGTTCAAGACTTTTCTTTCCGATCAGAGTATTCCGGGTTTCCACAATGTCGCCTGGTTCGGGCCTGGGTCTCTGCGGCGCGGCGCCACCGTCTTTCATATTTCGCAGCTGCCGACCACAAGCAATGCACTGTACGTGGCACCTTCAGGAATTATTGGGCAGGATGGCCTGACTCCAGGCTTCCCCATTGTGGGCCTGGCGGAAAGTTTTTCGGTGCTCCCGAAGTATGGCCCGGTGCTACAGGGTTCCTGGTCGGTCAATTTGGCGGCCGGAACGTACCCAGGGGGTGAAACGTTCCCGATCTATCTCCGTGGCAAGGAGCGAATCATTCTCCGTGGCCCAGCTGCAGGAACCCCAAATGTACCGACTGCGGTATTTGACGGAGGCGGGGTTAGAAGTTTTGGCCTTGTCATCAACGGAGGGAACAATATCCTTGTGCAGGATATCAAGTACCAGAATTACCGGGACTTCGGCATAAACTCACAAGACCTAAACGACGTCTTCTTCAACAACGTCCATTACGAAAACATCGCAGGGGGGAGGGGGTTGGGCTTCCACTTCCAGGAAGGTCGAATCCGCGTGTACGGCGGTAAAGCAACGAATTGCAGCGTTGCTGGAGGTTCTTTGATCAGCCAGTGCACCGTAAGCATGTCCTCACTCACCGCGGACGCGGCGGGGGGTTTCCAAATCGAGAACTGCCCCACCGGTATTGCTGCGCAGGAGCAGGTTACCGGCCATATCGACTACGTCACCATTACCGGGGGCGTTACGGGGATTGACCTTGTTATCCAAAGTCGGATCAACAGCTCGGGCTGTACAATCACCGGTCAAACTAACGCATGCGTGCAAAGCCGTTTAGGCGAGAGTCTGTGGCTTGATAACGCCAACAATACGCTAACGCCTGGCCCTGGAGGCGTTAGGGCAAAATTCTATGGCGGCGGAGGGGAGATCAACGAACTCAACGCCACGGTCCAAGAACGACGGGTTGTGTTCGATTCCACGGCTGTAAGCCATACCGGCACGACTACAGCCACTGAGGTAAAGAGCTACCCAGCACTGATAGACGCAAACTCTTTTGATTGGAATGGTAGGCGGTTGCGGGTTTCGGTACGGGGCAATTTCACAGGTGGTTCTGGAACCAAAACATTGACTTTCCGCCTTGGAGGAAATCTTATTTTTGGACTGACCAGCATCGTATCGTCAACCGGGTTTTTCGTATTTGACGGCATTCTTAACGCTGTGGATGGCGCAAACCAGAGGTACTCGGCTTTCATGCTAGACACCGCCGCTCAGAACGCTCCGGTTTCACCCTGTAAAGGTGACGTGGGTGTGAGGACGTACAACTTCAACACCGGGTCGGATCTAGCGCTGACTGTTAACGCTCAGCTAGCGAATGCGGCGGACGGGGTTACTATCCAAACCGTCGAAATTTGGGAAACTGCATAATGACCAACACATACCGCACCGGCAACGCGCTCGGCTCATCCGCGCCAAAGGACCTGTTCGACAACGCCTCCAACTTTGACGAGGCGATGAACTCCACGTCGCCGTCGTTCGACGACCGCACCGGCAAGCGCCGCCAGACCTGGGCGGGGGCGGAGTATGAGTGGCAGCAAATCCTGCAGAACGCCTTCTACGAGCCGGTGCACCTGACCTATGTGGACGGAACCCCCCTGGTCGTATCTCGCCCAACACAGCTTTTTGATCGTGCCGGTTCGGTGTACCGCGTCAAGACCCCCGCAACGTTCCCTGTGACCCTGACCGGCACCTGGGCAACGGACTTGCCCAACGTCGTAGACGTAGGCGACGCCTCGTTGCGCACCGAGCTTGGCCCGGGGTTCCGCCAGAAAATCGACGGCAGCTTCTACCAGCCGAACGACCTCGACTTGAGCGGAGTTACTGACGAGACTGCGAAGGTCTTGGGGTACTTGGGTACCTATAAACGCGTGCGCCTCCCCGCGGGACGGGTAAAGCTCGACATTGTCGTGCCCAGTGGCTGCAGCTTGGTAGGTGCCGGCCGCACCGATATGGATCGCACCTCAAAGGTGTGGGCTTCGGGCGGCACTACCATTATTGGCTCCGTGGGCCTCACCGGGTCGCAAGGTTGTGTGGTGGGGGCAATGAATATCGACTGCTTTGCGTCTGGCGGCAACGCCTTGGCCGGTGTCAGCTCGACAACGCGTGATCACTACGTCTACCAGGTGAATACTCGCGCCAACAACCACGGTCAGTTGTGGGAGCAGAACGCCGCTCCTGCGAACCGCGGCCAGGGCGGCAACATTTTCGTCACGGACTGCAAGCATTACGACGGCCCGAACGGCTTCGTGTCCAAGATGAAAGACGTTACTTTTCAGCGGTGCTATGGTTACGACGTGACGGTGCAGTGCCACGTGGCCGTATCGGACAACATCAACGGTGCCGCGATCTACAGTCGTGCAGAAAACACGCGTTTCATCGACTGCGGCGGGGACGGCTGCAATATCGGACTGACGATTTACAGCCGTGACGTGTTTAGCGCCAGTAACGCAAACGGTGTCGCCGGCACGATTGGCACCTATTGGAATGGTACCCACACCAACGTCACTGCGGGCTTTATCCACGTGGGGCTATTCCGCCCGATCGACGTCGGTACGACTGCCCTGTTCAACGACCAGGTAACTATCGACGGTGGTCAGTACTTCAACGCCCCGATCTTTGGCGTGCGGTTTGACGATGCGGCGCGCCCCCGAGTCATGGCTGGGCATTTCCAGAACTGCGCAAACCCGATTGTCTATGGGGTCCAATGCGTCGACCCGTACGTTTCTGACGAGGTGAGCTGCTTCGGCACGATCAACCCTGGGATCCTTTCACCCTACATCCTGGAGAATACCAACGCCTCTGCGGTAAACATCGACATCGTAAAAACGTTCTTGATTTTCCAGAACACATTGGCGACCACCGTTACGTCTCTCGTAAGCTCGGCTCGCACTCGCACTTTGCGCGTCATCATCGACGACAACGTAACGACATTGGCTATTGCCGGCAGGGCCCTTACTGGCAAAGGTTCGGTCATCGACCTGCACTGGGACAGCACCACCGCAGGCTGGACCGTGCTTTCCGGGGGCAGCCAGCTGCCGGACTCGGAGGTGCCCTTCCCCTACGCGCTGAACTTGAGCCTGTTCTGGCGAAGCAAAGCGGCATTCGTGCAGATGACGGGCAATATCAACCTGCTCGACGTATCCGGCGCAAACGTGCCGAAAGGCACCTATGTTACGTTACGCCTCGCCTCGGCCAGTGCTTTTTCGATTACGTCGTGGTCGGGTGTAACTTGGGGCCTGATCACGCCCGTTACGGCGATAACGGCAGGCCAGAATATCGTGATCCAGTTCTACTACACCGGGGCTACCTTCCTGGCCATGGCGGTGAACAAGTTCTGACGTGATACACTTTCGCCATCACCGGGGAGGGTGTTAGGGCATGGACAAATTCAGCGAAGAGATCGGCCTGCTGGTGGGCGTAGTAGTCGGCGCGGTCGTCGGGGTATGGTTCCAGAAGGAAATCGTTACCTGGCGCGACCGCGTGGCGTACGCATTCATCGGCATGGCGTGCGGATACTACCTGACGCCACTCGCCATGGCTTATTTTGGAATTGACCCGAGCTTTACCGCCGGGGCGGGCTTTGTTGTAGGGGCCTTCGGCGGCAGCATCCTGGCGGCCGTGTTCAAGGCGCTAGGGAACTTGGACCTTCTGGCATTGGTCAAAAACCGCATAGGCGGAGGAGGCCAGTAATGATCGCAGTCGGGATTCTGTTGGTTCATGCCGTGTGGTGCCTTCTGTGCAAGCGCGTCAGCGACGGCATTCTCGGAAAACTGCTCTATGGCCTGCTCTCCTTAGCGGCGTTGGCCTATCTCAGCCAGCCTGACGCATATTCGACAGCGATGCTGCATGCGTCTCTTGCGGCCATTGCCATTCGTCACTTCTGGATGAAAACCTATTGGGCCGCCCTGCGCGGGCGTATACTGCGAAGGGTCGCCGCCACCGTCCGGAAGTGAACCGTGTCCTACCCCCGCGCTGCAATTGATACTGCATTCTCTCTACTCCCCCGCGCCATGGACTCGATCCCGGCGCGCCGCATTCATGCGGCCATAGGTTGGCAGGAGTCTCGCTACCTCCATCGACGCCAGGTTGTCCAAGTACAAGGCGTGCTCAAAGAAGCCGGGCCCGCATGTGGCTACTGGCAATTCGAGAGCGGAGGGGGCGTCAAAGGCGTGATGAACTTTGGCGGCAACGTCACCTCGCGCGCCATGATGGTCTGCAATACCCAGGGCGTGCCGTGGGTGCGTAATGACGTATGGATCGCACTGTCACAGGATGACGTGCTTGCAGCGGCGTTTGCCCGACTGCTGATGTACACCGACCCTGGTGCGCTGCCCACCACTGCCAATGGCGCTTGGGACCTCTATGCCCGAGTGTGGCGTCCCGGTAAGCCGCACCCGCAGACCTGGGGCGCTGCGTGGGCATTCGCTCTTGAGCAATATCCGTGAGCCGCTACTGGCTGCATCTGCTAACACTGGCGGTAGCGGTGTTCACGGCCTTCTGGCTATACGGAAGTGGTCTTAAACATGGCCGTGCCGAAGTGGTGCAGCAGTGGCAGCAGGCCCAGGCGGCTTACGACGCCGCAGTCCGCCAACATGAAGACCAATGGGCCGCCGCGCGCCAGGTTGCGGCTACTCAGCGACAAGAGGAAAACAAAGATGCGGCTGCCACTATTGCTCGCGTGCGTGCTGACCATCAGCGCGTGCAGCGGGCGCTCACCGACGCCATCAAGCGACTCGATGCCCCGGGCGGGTCAGCCGCCGGAGGGTCCGGAAGTACCGGCGATGTGCTCGCCCACGTGTGCAGCCGGGCTGGAGAAGTTGCAGCAGTGCTGGCTGAGTATGCTGACCGAGAGCGCGCCAGCCGCCGAGAGTGCCAAGCGGCCTGGCCAAGATAGCTGCTCAGAATAGCGCACGCGGCGAATGGTCTTGAGGCCTCGAGCCGCTCAGTTGTTCGAAGTGCTGAGGGGTAATGCATTGGTACCTGGCGGGCTCGCCCTCTGAACGGTTGTAGTCATTGGCCATCTCCGCCGCCTGAAAGCAGCCTTGGTCGCTCGTGACCTCCAGGGTCGAGGTGGCGTCGATGTAGCTGCAGATGCGTTCGCCATCAGCGGTGCAGAGGGCCATGGCCAGGACTAGGGTAAGCATTTTGTGGTCTCCAGAAAAATGATCACGCTGTACACGCTGATGCCGTAGAACAGCAGCGACACGGTGCAAAGGTAGCAAGCGACGCGCAGGGTGCTCATGCTACGGCCCTCACGCTGGTGACACGCCAGGTACCGCCGGGACGCTCGCCCAGCAGGCGGCAGAGGCCATCAGCTCCAGCCTGGGCGTCAAGTTCCGAGGCTGCCCAAACGGTGGTGCGGAAGGACTCTGTGGCACTGGCCACTTCAATTAGGTAGTTCATATCGCTCTCGCTCAATTTGGCTGAACAGGTCCATCAGGACGGAAGTTTTATCACGCGAGCACAAGTGCCACTTGCTACAGGTCGGGCACTTGTAGGGTTTGAGCCGGACACCCTTGGTGTGTAGGTGGCCAGCTCGTTTCTGTGCGGCGACCTGGTCCGGGTATGCCTTCTTGTTCCGGCAACTGGCCGCAATACGCCTCTGCTGCGCTTGCTTCTTGGTTGGCATAGAAGCACTCCGGTGAGCCGCGACGGTGCGTGTACCAGTAGCCGTCGCAGGTGCAATTGGTTCGTTTGTGTTCCTTGCCGCGCCGGTACCAGTCGACCCGGTAAGCGCCACCACAGGGGCAGGGCGGCACCCGCTGATAGTGGTCGGGCTGGCGCGCCAGGGTGCGACGTGCACCGCAGCGCCGGCAGCGGCAGGGGTAGCGGGTCATGCCGGGTCAAGGCGCAATACGGGTAAAGGACCGGCCCAAGCGTATACGTGGCCTCTGTAGCGTTGATCGGAAAGTTGGTATTCCCAGTCGGTGCCGGACCAGATGAGCAACATCCGATTTGCCGCAATTGGGTAGTCGCCATCGACGTAGGCCACATATAAACCCTTTTGCGGAGGGTTGCAGCCTTGGGCAAATTCGATATTCATCGCCCTGCCCTCAGATCTGCCAGTTTGCGGGTCAGGTCCAGGCTGGCGCGTCTGGCTGCTGCGGCCAAGACAGAACGTGGGCGCCAACCATACGGCAGAATTCGAGCCGACGGGCCCGCAGGTGGGACAGCTTGGGCCTTGCGCTCGTCACGCAACGCCTTCAGCGCTTTCATCGTCCGGGCCAGTTCGACCAGTGCTTCGTCGATCGTGTGGTCACGCATGTTGTTTCTCCACAGTGCAACCGGGCCAGATGACCCGGCAGTGTTCAAGGGCTTCGGCGTAGCTGCACGACGACAGCAACCGAAACGGTGGGTAACCCGGCACCGTCACGCGCCAGTACCCGCAGGTCACTCCCAGCGCAGGCCGATCCATTCTTCCGGCGTCCCGCAGTTGAAACCGTCTTCCGTAACCGACGAATCTTCCAATGCGGCCAGGTACTGGTTTACCTGGCGCGCCTGCTGCAACTGCCATTCAAGCTTGCGCAGTTGCACAGCCTTGCGGTTGCGGAACGATAGCGCAGCCAGCTTCAGGTCCGGGTTGAACGCCCGGGGGTATAGCTTGGGCGACCATTTGCGAGTGCTGCGATATGCACTTTCGTAGATGGGCCGCACTGACCCGTCAGGGTAGAGGTAATAGTCGCAGCGCTGCGGGATCAGCCAGTAACCACAAGGCGTCTCCGCCACAGGTAGCCACTTGTCGACTTTGACAATCACGCCATCGCTATCGGCGTAGTCCCGCAACTTATAGTGCACTGGGCCTGCGAGCTTCATGCGGCACCTCGCATCATCCGCAGAATCGCCTCGGTGGTAACCTGTGCGGCCTGCTGGTACTGGTGCAGGTTGGGCAGTCGGGCCAGGTGTCCGGCGCTCATCACCAGTCCGGTGGGCGTCACAGCGGCGTCGGGTACCCAGGGGCGGTTGTTCAGGGTGTAGGCCATGGTGCGTGTGCTCCGTTTGTTGGTGTTGTGCGAAGTATTGCCCTAGGTGACGTCCGTGTCAACTACTTATTTCTTGTACCGCTTGGCCCTGTACGTACCCCCGCAGCGCACCGGCCACCCCGCGGCCCAATCGGGCAATTGCGCCATCAGCGCTTCGAATTCCACCTCGCTGCCGTAGCCCTCGCCCACCTCGCTCACGATTTCATCGTGGACGCGCATCACCACGGGATAGCCGTTGGCCTCTAGGCGCACCACTGCGGCGGCCATCAGGTCGCGGGCCGTGGCTTGCACAATGTTTTCCACCAAGCGGCCGGCATAGGTTTCCATTCGGGTCCATCCCAACGGCCCCATGCCCGGGTTGGAGTTCCAGGTCATGTACGACAGCGCATACGTCTGCACACCTTGGAAGCGTTCCGTGCGCTCCGCCCGCGGCGAGTGATACGTCAGGCGCCGACCGCTGAGCAGCTTGACGAACAGGATGTCGTTCAGCACCTGGAACTCGATGCCGCGGTAGGTGAACACCTGGCCCGGGTACAGCACGGCGTTCAGGAACATGCCTTCGTAGCCGTAGTTCTCGAAGCGATCCGGGCGCCACGGTTTGCCGCGAACCTGGCCGCCGGCGCACTCGGCCAGCATGGGCGACGCTGCGCGCCACTTGTTGATCAGTTCCTTGACTTCGTCGTCGCTGAAGTTGTCCGTCTTGTCGAAGTTGCGCCAGGCGCCCACCCAGCCCATGAAGCCCAGGGCCAGCTCGGCAACCTTGCCGATCTTGTTCCGGTCGGGGTGTTCGCTGCCGTGCTCTTTCTTGTAGTCCACGTAGAACTGGTACGGCTTGCCCGTCACCCCGGCGGCACCGTGGTAGTAGATGGACTCGCCGCGGTGGAATGCGTCGATGCGCCATTGCTCGCCGGCCAGTACGGCCAGGACCACGGCTTCAATTGCCGAGTAGTCGCTGCATAGCAGCTCTTTGCCGGGGCCGGCGCACAGCAGCGACCTGACACAGCCGGAGATCGTCAGCACCGCGTCACCGAAGAAATACTCCACCAGTTCCAGGTTGCGGAAGCGCATGATGTGGAGTGCGTCTTCGACCGCATCGGCATCCCATGTGCCCTTCTCGCGCAGCTCGCTAAAGGCCGACGACGCGCCGCACCAGGGGCAAGCATCGTTCTGCATGCCGTAGGGTTTGCCGCAGCCTACATCGCCGCACCAGCGGATCTTGGGGCCGGACTTGGGCAGGTTGCCCGGCTGGACATCCGCATGGGTATCACGGCCCGTGCGGGCACCGTGGTAGTTGAACAGATCGCAGAGGCGACTGTCGGCCGTGGCCATGCGCGCCATGGCGTACACTTTCTTGACCGCTGCGGAGCCGATGAGGTTGCGGATCTCGAGGGCGCGCAGCACATGGCTCTCGAAGGGGTCGATGGCCGCCATTGCAGCTTCCACGGCTTCTGTGTCCCCTGACTTCATCCGGTACCCGGTCTGATCGCTGACCCATTCCTGCAGCTTACTGATCTCGCTGGCCCGGGCAACGGTGCCACCGGTCAGCTGGTACAGCTCGGCGTTGTACTTGGCATGCGCTTGGTCCAATACCGCAATGCACGCCTGCACCGACTCGAGGTCGACGCCCACTCCGCGCCAGTTGCAGCGCTGATCGGCCAGCCAGTAATCCAGTTCCTGTGGGATCAGGTCGGGCATACGCCGGCTGGCATCGGCTTCTGCGACGATGTCGTCGTCGTTGTAATCCTCAAACTGTGCCGCCTCGACGGGCCTATCCGTGGCGTAGACTCGACCTTCTTGCCGCGCCTTGGTGCGATTCTGAGGTATCGAGAACAGCTTGATCAGCTTGTCGCCGTTCGGATTCTTCGGAGTCGAGCCTAGGACCGTGGCTAAATGCTCTAGTTTACCTGGCAGGCTATAAGCACGGGCCTTCGACATGCTGCAACGCATCTGCTCAATGTGCAGAAGTGGCCACCCGTACTTGTGATGCAGGACGTAGATTGCGCAACGCAATTCAAATCCGGAGTTGTGGGCCTCGATAATTCCCGACTGCGTGTAGGACGGTCGCTCAAGTGGGTTGAACGTCTGCAAATACGCGATCAAGTCCAGCGGCAACGGCTGCCCCGGCTTCCATCGACGGCGCCCTTGGCCGTCTTTCAAGTCATACGCCAGGCACACTACGTCGACGCTCGCATGCTCGTAGTAGACCGTGCTGCCTACGGCAGGCAATCCCTTTTTGGTCGCGCCGACAGGGGCTGAATATTTGCCGGTCTCGGGGTCGAGAATAAAGCCTGCCTCGCTGTACGTCTCCACATCCCAGTCGGGGAGCACCGTGGAATAGCCCCAGGCAACCGGCACACGCTGGCCCGCACGGAGCAAATGCAACGGCGGCAGCGGGGCGCGGGCGGTGGGCGGTGGGGGTGCGATTGGGGCTGTCATGGGCTCACCTCTCCGAGCTGCGTCTGCGCGATGTAGCAACAAACAGCACAAAGAGCGTAGCCGACAATGCCGGTCTTCCAGGATTTATAGGGCCATACCGCGAAAGCCCCCGAAGCTTGCAAAGACATGATCAGTAGCCACATGGCGGGACTCCTTGAACAGAAACGGCCCCGTAGGGCCGCACTGTGACAGTGGTTGAAGGTTACGCCAGGTAGCCCTGGGCGCGCAGGTTGTCGTCGGTCCAGCCCGCATCCAGGAATGCCTGATACGTCACGCCGGGTTGCTCCTGCGCCGCCTTGGCGGTCAGCACTGGGCCAGGTTTGACCAGGTCATGCGCCGGTACTACGGGTGCTGGTGCTGGTGCTGGTGCTGGTGCTGGTGCTGGTGCTGGTGCTGGTGCAGCAGGCTGCGGCGCGGGGGCAGGAGCGGTACCGGGTGCGGCGGCTGGCGGGGTCTTGGTGGCGCCCGCTGGCAGCGTGATACCCTGGCCGAAACCTGCTTTGCTCACGTCCACGTCGCCACCGCGCAGTACTGGGCCGTAAGCGATCAGGGCGACTGCTTGGTGGTTGGCAAACAGGCCCGGGCTCGGAGCCGGCTTGTTGTCGGTGAACTCGCACATTACCTGGATGAAGTAGCCGCGTTTGACCACATCAGCTTCGGTCAGCTCGCTGCCGTTGCTGTTCAGGTAGTCGAGGATCTTCGGCGCGCGCATCGAACTGAAGTGAATGATCCAGTGACCCGGCCAGCCTTCCTTGTCGCAGTTGCGATTGCCTTTCTTGTTCGGCACGGTATCGTCGCCGTCCGCGATCTTCCAGGAAAAGTCAGCACGCTGCGCCAACGCTGGGAATTCAGCATGGCCCAGGGCCCATATCGGTGCGAACATCGCGCCCGCGGCACCGTTGACCAGTGCCTGGATCGGATCTTGCGACCAATGGGTGACGCCCGGGGTCTTAGGGAACGCCACGGAGAAATCGTAGGTGCTGAACGGTTGGCCGGCATTAGGGCCGGACTTGATGACGCGAGGGTTGCCCTCGTAGTCCTTGTCGTTGGCGATGTAGAGCGACCCGCTGACCAGGCGGCCAACTGCGGTGGTAATCGCTACGGTCTGTTTGTCTGCCATTGTCTCATTGCTCCAGTTTTACACCGAACCCAGCACGGGCACGGTTAAGTAGGTTGGTGTCGCGGGCCAGTTTTACACCGGTCCTTGGGGTGTGAGAATACTCAGCGATGACACTGGTGTCAACACCATTTTCCTTCAGCAGCTTCTCGCTTTGCAGCGGGGTGATCGGTGCCGCAGCCTTGCGCAGGTCTACGCCCATCATGTCGCCCAGCATCAGCACGGTCTCGACCTCGCCATCGCGCCAGGTGGTGCGGCCATACGTCGGCTCGAGCGTCCAATCTGCAACACGCTCGCCGCGCTTGAGCCGCGCTTCCACATCAGCGCCCCGGGCACGCAGGCGCGCCTTGACCAACTCTTGGATGTGCTCCAGCAGCTGCATCTCGTAGCCGGCGCTGTCAGCGTCGAGTTCCTCCGCAACCGCTGCACCGAGATAGTCTGCCGCCGACCACGTGGCCCGCTTGAGCGTCGGGCAGTGCGCCGCCGCCTTGCAGTGCAGGCAGTGGGGCCCTGACATGGTGTGGGGGTGCGCCGACATCGCCTCATGCGCAGCGGCGTTCAGCTTGTTGAAGTAGCCCCGCAGGTCACTGGCCCGCACGCGCCACGAACGCACCTTGCCGTCGCGGTGATGCGCCCGGGGCTGCACAATGCGCATGTCGCACCAGAGCAATTGGTCATTGCGGCCATCAATGCCGAGCAGGTCCAGGATGCCGCACATGTAGCAGATCATCTGCCAGTTGCCGACGTGCTCGACCGTGCCGTGCCCGTACTTGAAGTCCCACAGGTACACGGTGCCGGCCTGCTCCGCATAGAGCCAGGTGTCGGGGGTACCGTACGCCTGCTCATGGATGCGCGGCATCTCGACACGCTGCTCGACCTGCAGGTGCTCCAGTGGCAGCCCGTGCTCCAGGCAGACCGTCAGCGCATCGTTGACCCACAGTGACGCGCCGTCGAGCATTTCATCAGTGAGCACTACGCCATTGGGTGCCAGGTCGCCCACGCGAACCGGGCGGCCCAGCAGTTCCTCCGACCCGGCATGGTGCGCGGCGGTACCCTCGGCGGCCTCGGGGCTCTCTTCAAGTTCCGGGTAGGCTGCCTCGAGCGGGACGGAGCCAGGGCACGGCTGCCACCGGTGCGCCGAGCTGGGGGCAAGCGGGGAGTGGGCGGTGCTCATGCTGCACCTGTGGCTTTGGCCAGCAACGCCTCAATCTGCTGCTGGAAGGGCCCGAAGGACTGCGCCATGTCGTCAGCCGTGGCGATGGGCGCGCAGACAAGCCAGTTGTTCAACTCGCGGAGAAGGGCCGCCATTTCTGAGGCAGCGCGGAGCAGCCGTGCATTTGCATACTGCCTCGCGTTGTAGTCGGGGACCGGGGCGTCATCGATGAAGACTTTGCAGATGCTCGAGCCATTGGCGTCGCGGATCACGATATCTTGCAGCGGGCAATCGTGCTCACTTTCATCAGTAGCCCAGGGGCCCGGACCGTGTGGGTGTGCCATATGTTGCTCCAAGGGGGCCGCAGCGCAGCCCCTGTGACAGATGGGTTACTGGAGGCCCTTGCTCGACTTGAGCGAGTCGACCACGGTAGCGATCAGGTCGGTGCGCTTGGCCAGGTCGGGAATGGTGGTCAGACCGGCCGCCTGCACCGCAAGCTGCACGTCGGTCTGGTTGCAGCGTTGAGCTTGGGTGTGGCCCAGTACCCAACGGGTGAATTCAGCAAACGTCATGCCCCCGGCAGTAGGCGGCGTAGGCGCTGGCGCAGCAGTGGCGGCAGGGGATGGTGCCGATGGCGCTGGAGCCGGTGCAGGCGTAGCAGCGGGGGTTGGCGCCGCTGGAGCGGTAGCTTGCAATGGCACGCCGCGCAGCTCGGCTTCGATCTGCTCCTTGTAGCCATCCGGCAGGTTCTTGCGGGTCTTCCACTTTCCCGTTTTGGCCTTGCGCTCGGTGGCGTCGCTGTGGATGCGCGCGTCCCATGGCAGGCCGTCAGCATCGAGCTCGGCGGTACCGGTGCCAGGTGCTGCGCCCGGAGCCGGCGCCGCAGAAGGGGCAGGGGCTGCGGGTGCGACCGTGGCAACAGCCAAAGGGCGCTGTTCGATCACCTCGCACAGGTAGCCATTCTCCAGCAGCGCCGCGTCGGTCCAGCCAGCAGCGGTCAGCGCCGCGTGGTCATAGGCGGCCAGTTCACCTGCATATTCAGGGTTGCGCTCGTGGCCGACAACCACTTGCTCGTATTGTACCGGGGCTGGCTCCGGCTCTGCATCGGCAGCAAAGGCTTCGGTTACGCTGCCACCTGCTGCGGTGAGAGGCTTGTCGTGGTCGCCGCCGGCTGGTGCGAGTTGGGCGACAAGGGCCTCGACCGCTTCAGTGGCCAGGGGGTGCACTTCGTTCACCACCTCGATAGCGCCCAGGGTAGCCACGGGGCCGCGCACCTCGTCACGGATCACGTCGGCCAGTTGCGACAACTTGGTCAGGAACTCGGCGCCCTCGCGCAGTGCGGTGGCGGACAGGGGGAGGTTCAAATGGATCATGGGTATGGCCTCAGTGAGCTACGTGGAATGGGTTAGCGCGACGGATGCCGTCAGCAAGGCCGAGATGGGCTTTGTTGAAACGGATAGATTGCGATGCGCAGTATGTGACGCGGGCTGCCTTGCGCTCCCGCTTGGCCGCAGCCGCTTCAATGCGCGCCGCCTGTACCGGGTCGGCGGGGTTGTGCCAGTGGCGGGCATCGGTGGTGCGGTGATAGGTCTCGACTTTGTAGCTGCCATCGAGCCATTTAACGATTCGGTTGAGCATGTTGTGGTTCTCCGTTGACGACAGGCCGAACAATAGATAGAGTTGCCGCACGTGTCAACAACTATCGGAGCCATCATGGCGGAGCTGGAGAAAAAGTGCAGTTGCTGCCAGGTGCTGAAGCCCTTGGGTGATTTTCACAACGCCCGAGGTCAGCGAGACGGCAAAGCCTTCTACTGTAAAGCGTGCGCCAAGCAGAAATCTGCAGACAGGTACCTGAAAAATCGAGAATCGATTCTGGCCCGGAACAAAACGTGGGATCTGGAGAACCCTGAAAAGCGTAGAGCTATTTCGCGCCGGGGCGAAGCCAAAAACCCGGAGAAGCGTCGTGCTCAAGCAAAAGCGCTCCGGGAGGCTAATCCGGACCGGCAAAAACGCTACGAGCGTACCTGGGCAGAGAAACATCCCGGCGCCCGCGCAGCAGTGTCGAGGGCATGGCGGCTGCGCAATAAGGCGAAGGCCGCTGCAGCGGACAAGGCCCGGCGCGAAGGGAACATTGAGCGCTACCTAGAACGGGAACGCGCATACGACCGGGCAAATCGCGAATATCGCAAGCTTAAAAACAAACGGTGGCAGCAAGCTAACCCACATAAGGTTGCAGCGCATGCGGCCAAACGACGAGCCGTAATCTCCGAGCGAACGCCGAAGTGGCTCACCGAACAAGATTTTGACGCCATCGACTGGTTTTACGCTTCTGCGAAAATGGCAGAGGCCACAACCGGCATACCCCATCAGGTAGACCACGTTATCCCGTTGCAGGGAAAGCGGGTGAGCGGGCTACATGTACCGAATAACTTGCAGGTTATTCCTGCTTCCGAAAACCTCAAGAAATCCAATCACTGGAGCGTGGAATGACAGCCTTTCCCTCACCGGCCACCGGTGTCGCGGCCGCTATCCGTAAAACGCAAAGCCCGAAATTGCGCTGGTACCAGCAAGACCTAAAGCAAGCTGCAAACGACGCCTGGGCAGAGCTGGGGCCCCGGTCCAACGTGCTCGCCGTGCTCCCTTGCGGCGGAGGGAAGACCGTCCTGTTCGGGTCGATCGTTGCGGAGCATGTCGGCAGCTCATGCCTGATCGCGCACCGTGGGGAATTGATCCAACAAATCAGCCTTACCCTGGCCCGGTTCGGCATCCGCCACCGGCTCTTGGCGCCTGACGCTCAGGTGCGCTACATCTGCAAAATGCACCTCGAAAAGCTGGGCATGTGCTTCTATGACGCCAACGCCCGCGTAGGGGTGGCGTCGGTCCAGTCGTTGACCCCGTCCCGGGTGAAACGCGAAGCCAAATTCATCCACCAATGCAGCCTATGGGTGACCGACGAAGCGCATCATTGCCAGAAAGACAACACCTGGGGCCGAGCCGCCGAGCTATTCGTGAACGCCAAGGGCCTTGGGGTGACAGCCACGCCGATTCGCGCAGACGGGGGCGGACTTGGCCGCCATGCGTCCGGCCTGTTTGACCGGATGGTCGTTGGCCCGACGATGCGCGAGCTGATCGACTGGGGCTATTTGGTCGACTACCGCGTCATTGTCGCGGAGACCCACATCGACCTTTCAGGCGTATCGATCGGTAAAGAGGGGGATTACGTCCTTGACCGCGGCAAGGGTAAAGCTGCTGTGCGCAAGTCGTCGCTTGTGGGCGACGTGGTGGCCACGTACCAAAAGCATGCACCTGGCAAGCAATTCATCTGTTTCACCAGTGACCTAGAAACCGCCGAGGACATTGCCGAACAGTTCCGCGCTGCAGGAATCCCAGCGAAAGCTGTCGACGGTAACACGCCCGGGCCGGAACGCGACAAAGCCATGCGTGACTTCGAGGCCCGCGAA